AAGCACTATGACTTTATCCCAGCCGTAATGCAAAGCGACGATGATCCAAGATTTTCGGCAAGCCTTGATGGGATAGATATTATGGTGGACGTGATCTGCGAGATAAAATTTAGCGACGCCGAGTATAAGCAAGTAAAAGAGTGTGGCGTGCCTAGTGAAAAATACTACTATCAAGTGCAACACCAGCTATATGTGAGCGAGGCGAAAAAATGTATCTTTGCCGTCGGACACCTAAATGATGACTTTGAACTAGAGGCGGTCACTTGTGAAATTTGGCCAAACAAAAAGACGATCAACGAGCTAAAAAATGCTTGGAACGCTTTTGAGGCACAATACTTGCAAGATGACGAGGCAAACAATGAGTGGCTGGAGCTTGCAAGCGAACTAAGCGAGTTAAACGCACAAAAGAGTGAGCTAGAGGCAAAGATAGCCGAGCTAAAAGCCAAAGCGATCGAGAAAGCAGACGGCAGAGAGCAGGCGCACTTTGGGCTAAGCGTGTATAAGATCAACCGCAAAGCACAACCTGACTATAAGGGCTACTGCGAGTTTATGGGCTACGACGTGCCAAGCGAGTTTATCCGCCCTGAAAGCTCGAGTTGGGCGGTTAGAGTGTGAAAATTAGAAACGAATTTAGCCGTTTTATGCACGGCGTCGTTTTAAAAGAGCTTTGGGCGTTGCGTTATTTAGAGATTAGAGAACTCCGCGTAGCTATACGCCCATTTTATTTGGCATTTGACACGCTCAAACAAGTGTTAAAACGCCTTGATACAGACTACCCAAAAGACAAAGAGGGTAAGCCACTAAGCTACACAAAGCTAAACAACGAGGAAGTTTTGAGCCATATCGCCTTTATTGAACGGCTTATGAGCGAGAACCACCACGAAGCAAACTACCTAAAAGAGATGAAATAACCCAACTGTCAAATAAAAGTTGATAGTTGAAAAACACGACTACATAAAGGATAAAACAATGAACAAAATAATAATGATAGGACACTTAGCTCGTGATATAGAGCTAAGATACACACAAAGCCAAATGGCGATAGGCAAAACTGCCATTGCTGTAACTAGAAAATACACACTAAATGGCGAAAAAAAAGAAGAAACGTGTTTTATTGACATCACGTTTTTTGGCAAGCAAGCAGAGATAGCAAACCAGTATCTCAACAAGGGATCAAAGCTGCTTATCGAAGGAAGACTTAAGTTTGAGCAATGGCAAGACAATAACGGACAAAATCGCTCAAAGCACTCTATCGCCGTTGAGAGTATGGAAATGTTAGGCGACGCAAAACAAAACAATCAAAGCTATCAGCAAGGAGCGCCAAAGAAACCACAGCAACAAAAACAGCCTCAACGTCAGCAATATAACGAGCCACAATATCCTGAATACCCAGATATAGATAGCGACGAGATAGACGGCACCGATGAAATACCATTTTAGGGGTGTGACTATGACTTATGGCGAAAAGATTGTAAGAGAAAAAGAAAAAATGCAAATGAAAAACGGCGTTTTTGTGATATGTGGGCGACTGCCACCTCGTATGAGCTTTGATAAAGCCGTGAAATACTACTGCGAAAAGTTAGATCGCTACTGGCTTAGTCAAATCGAGCTAAGCCCAGCTTCTAAATTTTCAAAGAAAGAGGTGCTACAAATATTAAAAGGCAAAAATCTAAACGGAGCTAGCGATGACAACGGCTGAATTAAAAGACGCCGCTATTTTTGTAATGGCGTATAGCTTTTTGCAAATGGACAGCACCGAGAAGCTAGGGCTATTTATTAATAAAAAAGCGAGCAAATTTATCGACGAGCTAATCGAGGCAATGACGCCGATAGTTGGACACTATCACGCATTTAAAAGGCGGATAGAAACTCAAATAAATGCTTTGGACAACAAGGCGAGCATTGCCAAAAAGAGCTTTAGCACGACAGCGCCACAACTAGCTTGTGATCTACTTTATTTGAGGTTAGCACCAAATGAACGCAAAGGGCAAAGATTAGCGCCGATACTAGCTGATTTTTACGAGGCAAATAAAGACAAAATCGCCTATATATCGAACAAGAGTTGCGATACAAAATACCGCAAAGAAGCAGAGGATAGCCAAACGCTGGCTTATTTTTATATTGAGAATATTTGAAAGGACAACAATGAAATATTTTTTAAGAGAAATTTACTATGCATTGGCGAATTTAGACGAAAGCCCCCCGCTAATAATACTTGCCATAACAATACTTTGCATCATGGGTAGTTTAACATTTATATTTACCACATTTTTCTACCTTACTGACGGGATTATATTTTGGCGAGGAGTGCATGTGATAGTATTGTCTTTGCTGTTAGCAATGGCAATACTATTTATTGACACATATATTAGGGAAAATGTAGAACATAAAAACACGAAATAAAACTAAAAGGGTATATGATGACACTAGAAGAAAAGTTAGAAGTTATTAGGGCTTATGCAGAAGGTAAGCCAATAGAGGTTTATAACGAAGATGAAGATGTGTGGGAGGCAAAGATTTATGATGATTGGAATTTTGAGGAAGGTAAATATAGAATTAAATCTAATAAGAGTGCTAAGTTTAATATAGGAGATACTCTTGTATTTAAAGCCTCTGAAGAAGGGTTATGTCCAATGACATACACAATTATAGATATTGACGAAACCCATTATAAGTTTGAATATACAAGCCCTACTGCTATCGAAGAGGTAGATAGGGACTTCACTAATGAGAGAAACGTCTTATGGTATTTCGAGATATACGACTATATCTCTAAAGAGTACTCGATGTATCCTAGGAGAACAACTAGAGCTGAACTAGAGGAAGAGTATGCAGCTAATCACGATACGCTTAGCTGGAAGCCTATATATGCTCTTGGATTTAAACTAAAGGACAACTAATGTTCGAGAAAGAGATTAAAGAAGTTGTTGAGAGGTATATCTCTAAAGGGTGGTATCTCGAAAAGTTTAGGAAAATAAGTATTCAAGAAGATATAGTTAAGCATATATCTGAAGCTACAGCTTACCCTTATGAGATTATAAATAATCTTGTTAAATATCCAGAGTTATATAGTGAAGTATTTGACATAGTTGAAGAGGAGTTCCCAATACTCAATAACTGCATTAGCTTTATGAGAAAGGAGAAACTAAAAGCTCTTGACTTTACTACTCTCTTAACTAAGGAGAATAGCAGAATGTTTGACGAAGAAGCAGAGAAGCTTAAGCTAAGGATTATTCAAGAAGAGCTAAAGCCTTATGCTAATAAGTTATTCAATGAGCTACCGCTAATGGAGAGCAGATCTAATGCTCTATTTGATGCTGTATCTAAGGAGAACTAATGAGGATAACAATAGAAAACTACTTAATGCACAATGAAAGGATAACGCCTATTCAATATGTCAAGGCAGGTCAAGTAATAAGGAGCCTTACTATATTTATTTCTTGCAAAGAGCATCTAAATAAGTTTGCTGATATAATAGATTATTCAGTAGATAGATATTCCCCTGACGGATGTGCGAGCGTTATCGCTAAGTTTAAAAAAGATTGCCTCTTGGTATTTGAAGAGGAAATAAGGCAGCTAATGAGTAAGCCATACACTGCTAGTATAGAGTATGTGTTATGTGAAGTTATTGAAGCATTTGAAAAATAAAGGATATAAACATGTTAGACGAAAAATACAGCAGTTATGCAGAAAAAGTTTTAGCTGAAAGCGACAAAAGCGATACAAGGCGACTATATCGACATCTTTTTCGTGACAGCAATGTTGTTATCCACGAAAATTGTATTATGGATATTAACGACTTGTTGCTTAAGGGCAGAGAGTATGGCGATCAGTTCATAATTCCTGCATATCAAAGAGGCTTAGTTTGGAGTGAAACCCAAAAGGTCAATTTAATAAAAACGATTATGGCTGGCATTCCTATTGGAACTTTTGTGTTTGCCAGGCAAGCTTATGATAAACAAACCCTAAAAAAGCTACCAACTAGGAAATATTATCTACTAGATGGACAGCAAAGACTAAATGCAATACAAGGCTTTATTGATGATGAATTTGCCGTAGATGGGCATTTTTTCAAGGATTTGCCTTATTTAGACAAAAGAACTTTCATAGATTTTCATAATTTCGGTTCTATGATCATAAATGAACCAACACTAGAGCAGGAGCTAGATTTCTATTTGACGTTAAATTTTGGTGGCACAGCTCACACAAAAGATGATTTAGAAAAAATAATGAAGTGTAAGAGTGCTATATATGAAAACAAGGAGTTATTAGATGAGTAGCCCAGAAAGAGAAAAACACATAACCGCCCTTGCAAGCCTAGAGAAGTTTTGCGAGGCTCACAATGAAAAGATGGGCTTAGTCGAGCGAATACAAGGTTTGCTCTTTAAATGCGACGTCCGCTATTTACGGCACGCTTTGCGAGATTTGAAAGATTATATTAAGGATAAAAAATGAACCAAAGGCTGTTAAATCAAAAAGAGGCTACGGAGTTTTTGGGTTATTCTAAAAACAGCAATATTTTAGCCCTTATGCGTATGCCAAAAAACAAAAACAAGTATGAATTTGTCCCCAGATACATCGAGATGAACGGCGTTATCCGCTATCCGCTTGATTGGTTAGAGGCTGATTTGGCAAAATTTAAAACCGCAAAGCTCAAATAAAAAATTATCCCACCATTGCAAAACGCGAAGTTGCTCACTCGTGTTAAAATCCCTAAAATAAGCCTTATCCACGTCACTGCCTACCGTGTGAAGCAATATCTCATCTATCACTCTTTTTTCAAACATCGCTTTGTTGCCCTCATTTGCGCGGATCGCAAAGGTAGCAAAAGTAGCGCGAAAGCCGTGTGCGTGAAGGTCGTTTATGCCGATACTTTTTAGCGTTTTTAAAAGCACAGCATCGCAAAAGGCTTGACCGCTAACACGTGAGTTAAAAGGGGATTTAAAGACTGCCTTGCCGTTATCATTAATAGCACGCTGAAAATTTAAAATCTCAATCGCTTGCTTTGATAGCGGCAGTCTCACATTTAGTCCAGTCTTGTTTTGCTCTTCGTAAAAGTAGATAAGCCCTTTTTGCAAATCTACCCTATCCCACGTAAGCTCTCTTATTTGGTGGGGGCGCTGTGCGGTTAAAAGGTTAAAGAAAAACATATTTTTAACCACTTGGTTTATCCTTGCTTCATGGACGCAGGTGATTATCTCTTTTAACCTAAGCTCGCTTGTTATACCCTTTCTATGCTCAACCTTTTTATTTACAAAAATATCTCTTTTATCCTCTATTATTTCAAGCAAAAAGCTAATATCCTTTACAAAACCATTTCCTCTAGCAAATTTAAAAACATATCTTAGCGTTGTTAAAATTTTCTTTGCACTCTCTAAGCTCACACCCTTAGTTGCATCCAAAATATCCTGCTTTGTTATCTCACTGATATTTTTGTTACCAAGCGGCTTTAAAATGTGCTTATTTACCCTATTTATCTGCTTACGACGTTTCTGTCTTGTCTTTTCGTCATCAATGTGCGGTATCTTTATATCTAGCCACTCATAAAAGCACTCGCCAAGGGCTTTGCTCTTTACTACTAAGCCAAGCTTTTCTTTTCGCATGCTCTTTGCCATATCCCTTGCTTCTGCTAAGCTTATATCCTCATACCGCCCTATCGTTATATAGCCACTTTTTGTGCGCATCTTATAAATTTTAGTGCCATTGTCAAAACAAGCAAGGTAAAGCGAGCAAGTGCTATCAATGGAGTGATTTTTAAGTTTTTTATCATCGTGGGTTAGTTTTTTTACCTGCGAGATGTTTAAAATTTTAGGCATGTTTATCCCTTGGTTATACATTTTGTTATACACTTTGATTGTAAATAAGTATAAATATTTA